AAGTATCCTTTCTTAAATGTAAAATCTTCACGAATCTGATCTGCAATATTCTCAAAGTATTTCTCAGTTTGAAAGTAACCTTCTAAGTTAGAATTGTCTGGACATTCTTTATGAAACTCAGGTATAAAACAATGATCATTCTCTTGAACATTTTGTCCATCCACAAATCCTAAGTTCTCTGGTTTTACATTTGATAATTGAAAAGTTTCAAACAATCCATAGTTATCTTTATGTTCCCAATCCTCTGGTGGTATCTTCCAATCATAATTTCTTGCTGCAGCAATACCTCTTAATGAAGCATACTGAAACATTTGATTGCCTAGACGACCATTCGATCCTAATCTGTTGTATCCAATCATAAATCTATATTAAAAAAGTACCCAGTTGGTTTAGAATATAAAATTCTATCATCACAAATATCCTTCAAAGAATCATCTATTACATGAACCTTATGTCCTGCATCTAGTAAGTCTAAACATAAACGATATTGTTGACTCTCTTCTATTATATCAGTTCCTTTTTTATATGCAACAGATGGGAAAACAAAAGGTAAATTATGTTTATTCTTTTTAGTAAAATATGAGAATAAGAACTTAGCATGTTCATTGTTAAAATCATCTGTGGTTTGTCCTATATTAAATTCTACTCCTACTTGATTAGCGTATGATGCGAATGCACGATTGTCTCTAGGAAAACATGGACCACCAAAACCAAATCCAAACTTTAAATACTTCTTACCGATTCGACTATCATTACCTATTGCTTCTAATACAGAATCTATTTCATCGTCCAACTCAGAAAGAGCAAGCACTTGTCCAATAGTATTTGCATAACTGATTTTAGTTGTCAAGAAAGTATTGATCGCAATCTTAACTATTTCACCTGCCTTAGTGCTCATATAATGTATAGAGCAATCACCAGATTGTATTTGTTTAAATATTTTTTTCAATAATGTTACATGCTTATGTTCTGTAATAAATTTATCACCACAAATTAAAACTGTATCTGCATTCTGTACATCTTTTATAATCGTTCCTTGTGCAATAAACTCTGGATTGTAAAATACATTTACTCCAAATGTATCTGGATCTACATTTAGATGCTCTCTAATTTTATCACAATCTCCTGGATTTGTAGTACATCCAATTACTAATGATTTATTAAAAACTTCTACATCCTTAGAAGCAGTCTTGAAATCATCTACAACTTTCCATACTGCACTTACATCATAACTACCATCATCTAATGAAGGTGTTGCAACAAGAGTGAAAATAATATCACACTCAGAAATAACTCTAATATTATCAGTTGTAAACTGTATCTTACTTGCTTTCTCAAGATACTGTTGAACATCTGGTTCACTACTTTTTGCCTTTTTGTCATTTAGATCTTTAACATAATCAGGTCTTACATCAGATGCAAGAACATCATAACCTGCATCTTCTATCAAAAGGGCAAGGCAGAGTCCAAGTCTACCTGCTCCAATTAATCCAATTTTCATAATTTGAATGTAGGGATAGGATTCATTTTGTGTGAGTTCATGTCATTAAAAGTTTCAAGTATTTTAACTGCAGCACCAGTTCCACTTTCCATCGCTTCTTCTAAAGCAACATAGGTAGTTCCTAATTGGTCTTCATCACTTCTTCCATCATTCCACAAACCATCAGTTGGTGTTGCTTCTATAATTCTAGAATCGACTTCGAGATGCTTGCCAAGTTCCCACACTTCTGTTTTATATAGATCCGCAATCGGAGCGATATCTACACCACCATCACCATACTTTGTATAGAACCCTACACCATAATCTTCTACCTTATTTCCTGTACCAACAACTATACCTTTATATTGTCCTGCAAACTGATAGAGAGTTACCATCCTCAATCTAGATCTTGTATTAGCAAGTGCATGATCATCAGTTGCATGTCTTTCAAGATCATATCTGAATGTTTCAAAAGTATTTGTCAAGTCAATCTTAACTGATTCAACATTGACATACTTTTCAGACAACCATTTAAGATGTGCGTCTGATAATGATTCTTGTTTTGAGTTTTGATGTATTGGCATACCTAAAGCAAATACATTATATCTTGTTTCTGCTGCAAGAGTAGATACAACTGCTGAATCTATACCTCCTGAGACACCAACAATAAAACAATTCATACCAGAGGACTTCATATAGTCTGCCATCCAATCTGATATGTCAGTTTTTAATTTAGAATAATCAGTAATTCTATTCATTTGAAATAGTTTAGATAAAGATAATCTTCCGCAACGGGAAAATTAATTGAACGTTCAAAGTTGTCCTTTATAACATCCATTTTAGAGTAATATAAGTCTTTTGTCAAGGTAGACAAATCAAAATCATCATCCAAAAATATAATACCATCTTCATTAAAATATTCTGTTACACCTTTACACCCATAAAATATTGGAATAGTTCCACAAGCAAAACAATCAGTTAGTTTTTCTGTAAAGTAAGTATCGTAAACTGCATTCTCAATACCAACTGAGAACATATAATCTCTTAGACCATCTTCTTTACATGATATCTCATTGAAACCTCTACCATAAAAATCTAACTTATCTCTGAACTTATCTACAAACTGCAATCTTCTTGCATGACCTTCACACATTCTTTTATTAGATGCGATCATAGAAACTAATTTAGTTTTCTCATGAACCTTTCTATCTTGTACCCAAGGTGCTGCATTAATAAGAGAGTAAGATATCTTTGGATACTTTGCACATAATTCTTTATCACAACTGAATATACCATCAACTCGTGATGCAACAAATTCGTAGTTATCAATGATCCACTGATAGTATTGTGGTATGATTTGTTTTGATTCCAGTAACCAAATGTATGTTGGTTTACCAGATGTATCATTCAGTGCATCTAATGCTCTCTGACTAACATAGATGTTTACTTCTCCAGAACCATCATACACCCACTCAACGTGCTTTGTAGCATTAAGAGCAGAACTAGATGGTTCTAAGTTATCACCACAAAATAAATTAATTTTATATTTACTCATAATCTTTTTTCATATCATAAAATACTTTTTTCAAACCTTCTTTTACTGAAGTTGTAGATCTCCAAAACTTTTGTATATAAGGATCTGATGCATTTTTAGCATCTTTCTGTACTTCATCTACAGATTCTGATCTTCTAATTACAACTTCTTTTCCGATGTCGGAAAATAATTTTTGTATACTCTGTGCAATTTCCAGTATAGTTGTGTAATTACCAGTAGTAATATGAAGTTCGTCGTCAGAAGTAAGTCGATCATAATTACCCATGACGGTTTCCAATCCTTCGCAACAGTCTTCTGCATAAAGAAACTCCCTTGATTCAGTTCCATCTGTCATCATATCTATGACACCAGTTTCAAACCCTTTACGAATAAAATCTGTAATGACATGTGCCTTTTCCATATCCTTTTCAATACCATATACATTCCAGAACTTAACGATCAATCCATTTAAAGACTTAGTGTATAGTTCACCAACTCTTTTCATTACACCATAGGGTGAGTAACTCATATTACTCATCTGAGATGATGCAAATACAAATGGTTTATCGTACTTCTCAAGTAAACCAAATACATTCGCCATCATTCTTGCATTATTATCAATAAACTTAAATGTATGTTGATACTTCTTGAGATATCTTGAACCACCTACATCAAATGCAAGGAAGAATACAAAATGAGATCTCATAATTTGACGATGAAGTTCTGGATTAGGTATCTCAGTCATATCTTGATGCAATCCATTTACCACATCAAACTCTAAAACTTCATAACCTATCTGATTAAGATAATCAGTTAGATATGCTCCAATCTGTCCACCAGATCCCAAGATCAAAATTCTTCTGTTCATAATTACGCTCTTAATGTTGACGCTACACCTTCTGGATGTCCTTTTAGTCTCCAGTAACTATCCCACTCAGGGTTTGATACACCCCAATCACTAACATCTTCTAATTCATCAGCACTAGCATACTGACCATTTAGTTTGAGTCTAGCAGGACCTGCTTCTGATGCTTGATATGTTCCCATAGCAGCATGAATAAAATCATAATTTTTATTCAGTAGTTTTTTAAATCCACTGAATTGATTATTCAATCCAACATAGATCTCACTACCGTCTGCATGAGTTTCAATGAAAGTTTCTCCTATCTTTTTATTGTCTATGAATTTTTTCATAGTTTTAAGGATAGTTAGATCGCTTCCCTGACAATCTGAATAATAAAGATCTATAAAATCTACACCTTCAGATTCTAGATACTTTCCTAAGTTAATTGTATCTACAGTAATTTCTTTTAAAGTAGATGCATTAGAACCATATACTTTTTGAAATGCTTCAGATGATTCTCCTAGTCCACTAGCAACTCTATTACCAGTAACATAGAATTTTGCAGTTCCTTTCTTGCTTGAACATGCAGCATTAACTAATGTTACCCATTCAAACTGATTGAATCTTCTATTTAATTCAGAGAACATCTCTGGATCTGGTTCAAAAACATAAACTTGATCAAACTTATCAAATAAATTCCAGAGACTTACACCTACATTCGCACCAACATAAACTAAAGTTGACATACTATACTTCTACCAACCCTTTTCTTAATTTACGAGATTGTACTTGTTCATTAACCCACTCGTAAGTTTTACGAATACCTTCTTCAAGTGTCTGCTCATAGTCCCATCCCAACTTCTCTCTAACAAGATCATTGTTTGAGTTACGTCCACGAACACCTAAAGGTGCATCTAACTTATGTCTTCTTGAAACTGCTTTACCTGCTACTTTAGCAGTGATGTTTGCAAGTTCATTGATAGTTACCATCTCTTCCGATCCGATGTTGACGGGTCCGAGGAAGTTTGAATCCATGAGTCGTCTGGTTGCTTCAATACATTCGTCGATGTATAAGAAGGATCTCGTTTGTTCTCCGTCTCCCCATACTTCGATTCCTCCCCCAACATCAGGTAGGTCTGCAACTTTTCTACAGATTGCTGCTGGTGCTTTTTCTCTTCCTCCATCCCAGGTTCCTTCTGGTCCGAAGATATTATGATACCTGGCAATACGCACAGGGATACCGTGATTACGATTGTAAGCAAGATAGAGACGTTCTGAAAAGAGTTTTTCCCATCCGTACTCTGAGTCTGGTGCTGCGGGGTATGCTGATTCTTCACTGCAATCTGGATTATTAGGGTCAAGTTGATTATGCTCTGGATACATACATGCTGATCCAGAATAAAATATTTTTGTATAATTTCTATCGTGCTCTCTATTCAATAATCTCTGCTGTTCTAATACATTCAGATTAATCATGACTGAGTTTTGCATTATTTCTGCATCATTCTCACCAGTGAATACAAATCCTGCTCCACCCATATCAGCAGCAAACTGATATACCTCATCAAATGTATGAACATATTTGTAAGGGATCTCTTCGTAGAATTTACCACCAGTACCTTTGTATTCTAGACACTTGCGAACAAAATCTGCTTCTCTAAGATCTCCTTGTATAAACTCATCTGCATATGTTGAGGAAAACTCTGGTCTTTTTAAGTCTACACCACGCACCCAATATCCATCGGACTTGAGACGTTTTACCATATGACTTCCAATAAAACCACCTGCACCTAACACTAATGCCTTCTTAGTCATAAACCTTTATTGAATTACCAATATATGTATTATACCAGAAAGGACGGGAATATTCAACCCGTCCTTCCGTAATCATCTTCTAATCTTATTATATCTTCTTCTTCACATCTACCAGTTTGTGTTTCAATAAAAACCAAACCATTCGGACCTGCTGTTGCACGATGTAGTTCTGTTGGAAGAATTACCCAATGTGATCTAACAATAGCAGGATATTCTTTTTTCCTTACTTGGACTATACCATCGCCCTCAACAATAACCCAGTGTTCTTCACGATACTTATGATACTGTAAAGAAAACCTTTCGTATGGATGAACAACTATTCTTTTAACTTTATACGTAGGTTGATCAAGAAGAACTTCATAAGTTCCCCATGGCTTCTTCACTATATTCATGCTTTTTGTAAGAGGGTACTCCATCAGGATCTAACCATTTAGTATATTCAAAGTCTTCAATAGCGTAATCAAGTTGATTGCTACTGTCTAAAAGATACATGTCTTCATATCTTTCTATTATATCGTCATATTTTTGAATCCTATAGTCTGGACACCCATTTCTTAGATATCCAACTTGAATGTAACGATATGGTGACCTCTCAAAGATCACTTCTATTTTCATGAAACCTCCATTACATTTTCTAAATCTTGTCTTATGCATTCTAGAATAAGACTATAATCTCTGTCTGGATCTTCTCCATCTAAGTATACTTCATTCTGATAATGTCTACAAATTTTCTTATAAAGTTTTGGATGTTTGATATCCAAGAATACGTCATTTTTGATAGCAGCATTTAAAATGCCTATGTCTTTCTTAAACTTTGTAATAAGTGTCATTACTTTAAAATGTTACCTTAGTATTATAGTAGAAAAAAGGGTGAAAGTCAATAGACTAACAACCGTCATCATGAGTAGTGTGAATCCGAATCAATTCGTCTTCTTCACTCTCATCAGTAACTATCGGTTTCTTTTCTAATTTCTTAGACCTATGATTCTTTTTGGGTAACAACTCAACATTGATTGCCATTTCACTTAAAGTTTGATTGGAATAGTTTTTGTATAGGAACTTGCCTTACTTTATCTATAACATCAGTTTCTACCTTATCCGCAATCTTCTCTAAAATGTTAACATCCAAATCCATAAATGGTGGAACAATTCCTAATACTCTTAACAGACCATCCACAAACAAAGCAAGAGCAGTGAATCCTAAGATCATACTAAGGACTGTTGCATCACGATTATGCTTTGCCATTGATGCTTCATCAATCTTGACTGCTTCATCAACTGCTTCTTTAACTGCAGCAGCAATTAGCACATCTACTTCATCTTTCGAGTAAGTATACTTTCTTATTTTTTCCTCAGTGACGGATCTTTCTTTCGGAACATCAGTCAAAGGAAACTCTGTAAATAATTGCTTGATCATAATGGATCGCTTTTTAGTATGTATTATATCACATCATCTCGTAAGGACCACTATGTGGTCGTTTCGCCATCTTTTTGTCCTGTTTCTCCTGTAAGTCAGCAATCTTCTTCAGGGTTTCCTGACTTTTCTTAATTTCGTTTATCTTTTTTTGAACTTGATCAAGTTCCTTTTTGATATCCATTCGTCTTTAAAAATCTTCCCTTATGACCGCCTCACCTATTGAAAAGAGTGGTGAGTTATAGGTCTAAGTATAGGTATTTATCTTATTTCAAAATCTAAACGACGAACTTTTCTCATTTTTCTCTGCTCTTGCCATGCAATATCAGAGGCACTGAATGTACTTTCATCTGTCCTTTTCTTTACATTATTAGTGACAATTACAACTTGTGCTAAATCTTTTGCTGTAATTCTATCACCAATTATTGAAGTCATATTGGAACATCCACAACACTGACTTTTTCCATTTGAACTACTAAGTTCCTTCCCGCAAACTTTGCACCTTACTTTTAACATTCTCCCAGTCCTTATCAAATTGTGCTAATCCAGCATCGGTCAAAACATGCTTATACATCTTATCAAAAACAGATGGCGGTATCGTACATACATGAGCACCATATTCAAATGCTCTGCCTACATCTCTTACATTTCTGATTGACGCTGCTAATATTTCTGTTTTAAATACCTGCTGTTTAGTATATATGTTTGAGATATCTTTTATGAGGCATAGACCACCAAAAGAATTATCATCAACTCTACCTACAAATGGAGAAACATACTTGGCACCTGCCTTCGCTGCAAGTATCGCTTGTGATGGTGAGAATATGAGAGTTACGTTAACTTTAATTAATTTTTTTGATAACTCTTTACATACTGCCAAACCATCTGGTGTACAAGGAACTTTGATTGTAGCATACTCACCAAACTTTTTAGCGAGTCTACTACCCTCCTCATACATTTCTTTTCTATTACCAACAACTTCCATACTCACATCTTCTAAACCCATATCAATTAGTTCTTGATATACATTCTCTGGGTCTCTACCACTCTTCATTATCAGTGTGGGGTTTGTTGTAATACCGTCTATTAGACCAGTATTATATCCATTCTCTATAACTTGTGTATCAGCAGTATCTAAAAATATTTTCATTTAATTAATAATTAGTGTAAAAGGGGGAGGTTGGATTCCTGTGTACCAACAAAAGATGGGCATTACTACAGAGTAAATACATCTTTGCCTGAGACCCGACTGGTTGGTCGGTTCTGCATCGCTGCAGCAGCACCACCTGTGTCTCATCACCTTAACCAGCGGTTGCCAGTAAGTTTATTCAGTCACTCCCTATGTTGCGTCCAACAGATATATTATATACCATTCATACAACCTTGTCAACCATCCTAAATATAAAAATAAGGATATCTTGACAAATGACAGCGAAACCTCTCATTGCAAATCATGGAACCAATCAAGTTGAAGAACTTGGTTCGGGTGTTAGTCTATATGGTGGTACTCCTATCGGTGGTATAGTTATCTGGTCTGGTGCAGTTGGATCACCTCCAGATGGTTTTATATTATGTGATGGTACAGCGATTAGTAGAACAGATTTTGCAACTTTATTTACCATCGTAGGCACCACGTTTGGAAGCGGTAATGGATCATCAACATTCAATATTCCAAATCTCAGGGATAGATTTATAGTTGGTGCTGGTGATGGATATAATTTAAATGCTACTGGTGGTAGTTCAACTACAACTTTGGCAACTGCAAACTTACCAAGTCACTCTCACACAATTGGTGGAAATACAGGTGATGTAAATTTATCTCACAATCACTCATATAATAGTGCAACTTATCCTGGATCTGGTCCTGAACAGAATCAGTCTGGTGGTCCAGAAGATAGAACGTCATTCAATGTTAGTAAAACAACTGGTAATGCATTAGGTAATCATAATCACTCTTTACCTGCTAACACTGGAAATACAGGATCAGGTTCATCATTTGATAATAAACCTCCATATATTGCTCTCGCATATATTATAAGGACAGTTTAACCTTGCATAAATATAGAAAAGTGTATTGATAAATGGCAGACAGAATTCCTTTAATAGTAAATTCAACCGCAGGACAGATACAAGAACTAGGAGCAGTTGACCCTATTGTAGGTGTAACCACTTTTACAATGAGTGGTCCACTTACTATTACTAATGCTACTGCATCTTCAAGTAAAACAACTGGTGCTGTAATTGTAACTGGTGGTGTGGGTATCGGTGGTGCTTTAAATGTAGGTGCAGATATTACAGCGTTTTCTAGTTCAGATGAAACATTAAAAGAAAATTTAGTAGCAATACCAAACGCAATTAGTAAAGTAGGAATAATTACTGGTTATACATTTAAATGGAAAGCAGATACTGGATATGATTATCTTGATAGCAAATCTGATACAGGTGTAATTGCCCAACAAGTAGAAGCACTTGGACTACCTGGTATTACAACTACAAGAGATGATGGTACAAAAGCAGTAAGATATGATAGATTGGTTCCTTTATTAATAGAAGCAATTAAAGAATTAGACGCAAGAGTTAAAACCTTGGAGGGATAAATGGCAGTTAAATCATCTGGATCTCCATTAGCATTTAGTGAAATAGAAGCAGAGTTTGGTCAAAA